AATGCTCGAAGTTTTGCTGGACTAATAAGAGTATCAACAGATCCTAAAAATTCGCATTCAAACTCAACTTTGAACTGTTGTTCTGATGTGTTCTTAATAGTTTGCTCTTTCCAAGCTGCATCTCTATTTGGAACTTCAGACCAATGAACAGCAGTAGGAACATAATCACTCTCACCATTCTCTGCATCGTGCCACATTCGGTAGAAATGATTCATACCTTTAGGAGTGGATACAATTATAATTTTTGTGGATGTACCAGATGAAATAGTAGGATATACTGAACTAAAGAAGTCATCAGCAATGAGATTCGGTACGAAAGCAAATTCGTCTAAGAATATAATATTAAAAGTCATACCTCGGACAGCTGCAGCAGATGTAGATGCTGCCATAATTTTGGAACCGTTCTCTAGTTCTAAACTACCTTTGTTCCAAGTTAGAATACCTTGTTGCATCCACTTGGGAAGGTTCTCATAAGCAATCTGTAATCTACCAAGTAGATCTCGTGCAGTTGCTGCCTTGTTAGCAAGAATACCGATATTTACATTATCATTGAATATTGCATAGTGAAGTAAGTATGATACCGATGTCGTAGACTTACCAGTCTGTCGAGGCATCATACAAATATTGAATCTATTATCGTGAAATCTATTAATTAACTTTTCTTGAAACGGCCACATATCGAAACCGACAAGACCCTCATCAACGTTTACAATCTTGATGTATGTTCTAGCAAAATATACAGGATCATCCTTACACTTGATGAACTCAGATATTTGCTCTGCGTTAAATTCAACTGGAGTATTTGCCTTTTTTAAATTAGGATTACCCAGATATATGTTGTCAGACATGATCTATTAACTCTCTCCAGCAAACATTAATGGTTTAGTTGGATCATTAGGTGCTGGATCAAAATATAATACCGTAGCATTTGGATATACCTTTCTTACTTCAAAAGTAATTTCTGCTTTTGTTGGTCTAGTAAACTTAGGAAAAAACATGTGCAATTGAATTGGTTTTCCTCTCCAGTTCAACATAATACTATATGTTCTACCTCTTTCTTGAATGCGAAGATAACCTTCATTAGCAGGTCTTCTAGGAGAAGTACGTCTTTGATGTTGCATATCAATTGAATCCTCTTTTTGTTTTTTAATCTCATTCACATGTGCGTCACTTGATAACGCATTATACATTTTAGTAATTTCTTCATCAGAAAGTTTTTTCTTTCTAGCTTCAGAAATCCATGTATGAAAAGTTTTCATTATCCTAGAACTTTTTACTATTTAGAATTATCTTGATCAATTCCATTTTTTAGAAGTTTTTGTAATTCTGCAGTAGAACCAACAAATAAAGCATTATTTACAGTTGATGGTCCTTTTTTATCTTCTGCATTTAATTCTTTTGTCTTTAGTTGTAATTCAATTAATTTATCAGTTGTATCTGCAACATTCTTAAGTAATTGACTTACAACTTCATATGCTCTTGGTTGTTGACCTTCTTGTGCAACTTCCAAAATACTATCAAGTGCTTCTTGTCCTTTCTCGATTAATGAATAAAGATTACCTCTAGTATATTCATAATCACGAACAGAATCAGGTTTTTCCCGTTCTAATTTCTTAAGTTCCTTCTTTGATTCTTTAATGACATCTTTTGCTTGATCTACAACTTCAATATCAAGAGATTCATTTATACTATCAAACTTACTCATACGTCAACTCCTTTAGATGGACTATAAGTTTTACCATCATTAAAATCAAATCTATTTTCACTAAATCCAAAGTCATCTCCAAGATCTAGTAAAGCATCATCTGCTGCATTTATAGCATTAACTGCAGTACCTTGATTGTGAGTATCAATTGTAGTGCTATATTCACCTCTATTAACTAACAATGTATTTCCAGTAATTTTTCTGATATACATTGTTTCGTTATCAATTTGTATGTATGTCTTCTCAACAAGACTTACTGCATCACCAACATCAAATTGAGTTTTTGTAGTATCAAGATTTGCAGCAAGAACTGTAGTTGCATCATCATTATAATCTTTAGTAGCAGTTGGTTCTGCTGTATATCTAAGATCTCTAGAAGCAGTCTTTCTATCTTTAGTACGTGCAGCATAATCAACTTGAACTTTCTTGATAAGTCCTTCAGATGAAGTAGGAACAGGACCAAATAAGTATGTCTTTGCAGTGAAATTCAAATCATGTGTAATTACCCTTTTATCATCGTATGTTCCACTAAAATTATCATCAAAGGAAAGATTATCCAATACCATAGGAATATCTCTTTTCTCTCCAATAGATTTAACTAAATCTACTGTCAAGTTAAATGATGGTTGGAAATAAGGAAGTATCTGTTCAATAATTTGTAATGCATCCTCATTATATTGTGTCATTACTGATAATCTAAATCCAATATTATAAGGAACTGGCATAAAAAGTTTCTTTGCAACCTTAGTACCAGTAGTGGTTGATGCTTTAAAGGTTTGCATCGTAGAAACTTTTCTGGAATTATCATATTGAATACTAGACATTTCAAATGCTAGTCTAGGTAAAGTTATTGCTACTCTCTGTCTTAAATCTGGTTTTTGTTCTAATCTTGCAAGAAACTTTTCAACTGGACCATAAGCAATCGGAACCCTGACACTACTATGAATAGATCCGTCTGGTTTCTTATGTTGAATATCAATTGCATTAAAAAGAGTACCAAATGCTATGATAGTCTTCCTAATAATTTCGTGATAGTAATATTGTCCTAACATAATGTTGTGGTTTACTTATAATAACTATTTAGAACTCCCCAAATGGATTGTCTTCAGTGAAGTCTAAAACTGCGTCTGCTTCAGTCTCAAATGGAGTATTTTCATTAAATGTATCTTCCTCATCCTGATCTGATGCAGTCTTAACAATATACTTAGTATCAGTTCCACCTAGAGTAGTTCCAATTCCTACAACTGCTTCTCCAGGAATGAAACTACCACTAGGTCTTGTGACTTTAAGTATTCGTTCATCATAATCCCAACTTTGTACATGAGCAGTTGTTCCAGAACTAACTCCTCTAACAAGTTCCTTATATTGGTAATTTCCTGTTGCAAATCCTACAGCAGCAGGTGGATCTATTGTTATTGTTGGTGATACGGTATATCCTGCACCAGCATTACTAAATCTGATTGCAGCAACCTCATTATTCGTATTGAGAATGCTTCTGCAAGTGCATCCACATAAACACTAGCAGGGTTTTTATTAGATCCTATATTAGAAATAGTAACTGCTGGTGCAGTACTATATCCAGCACCTGCATTAGTTAAAGTTATTGAGGTGACAACTCCTGCAGTGATACTTGCTGTTGCTGTTGCCTGTGTTCCTGGATCAACTGTATCATCATCCCCACCAAGGAAATTACTACTAACGAATTGCTCCCAAGCTCTAGTTCCACCTCCTGGAGGATCAATTTGATAAAATCTACTATAATCATAACTATGTCCACCATATATAACTTCACTTGCTGTTATTCTTCCTGAACTATCAACTGCTGTAACTTTTACATATGCATCAGTTCCTGTTCCTACTGGACTATATCCAGTTGCAGGTTTAATTAAACATACATCACCAACAGCAAATCCAAGTCCCTGATAGTTAATACCTGGTGGTGACCAGTCTGTTACTACACCTGTCCTTGTAGGAGGTGCAGCCACAGTAACTGTTGGAGCAGTCTTATATCCCATTCCACCATTAGTAATTGTAAATCCTGTGATAAAACCGACAGTGCTACTAGTCGAAGTTGCAGTTCCAACTAATGCAGTTGCTGTTGCACCAGGTGTTGAAGTACTTACATTAACATTTGGTATTGCTCCATATTGTTCTCCACCATCAGTAACAGTAATTACACTTAATCCTTTTACACCAATAACAGCAGTCGCTATACCACCAGATCCCAGTACATTTACACTTCTAACTGTAACTGTAGGTGGTACTGTATATCCAAATCCTGGATTAGTTAAAAGTATTCTATCAATAGATTGACCTGTTTGTCCAGTACGACTTGTCATAATAGCAACAGCAGTTGCATTAATACCTCCAGTTGGTGCTGTTGTAATACCAATTGTCGGTGGAACTGTATATCCTGTTCCATCATTAATCAAATCAATATATCCAAGACCATCTCCATCACTTAGTCCACTTGGGGTAGTTGCTTTTTGAACAGTTGCAGTTGCAGTACTTGCACCAAGACCAACCATAGTTAATGTTGTAATATAACCAAACTGATCTACAGCAGTATCTACTGCTTCAATACTTGTATCGATTGCCTGATCAATTTCAGCATCCATTACCTCACAACTTAAGGTATAAACATATAAATTGTTTAATTGATAAAATGGTTTTCTTGCCTCAACATACTTAATCTCAAACATAGTATTGTCAAGAGGAAGAAATATTAAATCTCCTTCTTGTGGTCTCGTAGATACTTCTACATCAGAACCTAAGAATGGAGTAATAAAGTC